CATTTGTACAGACATCTCTTTCCAGTTATGTTCTCTACAAGCTTTTAACATGTTACGAAACTTTGAAAGTCTTGTACCACCTAGATTAAAACACATGTTGACTAACACTCTCTGTATAACTTCTGGTAGCTTTTCAAAGTCTTCTTCGCTACCAAAGACATGTATGGTTTCTTTGTAATGCTTTTCAAAGTCATCTTCATAGTACATGTCTACAACTTCTTGTGTGACAGGTGTGCCAACTTCCCAATCATATTCCGGGTCGTTAGGTTGGCATAGGTGTCCAACTCCTAAAGTTTTATAGCCTAGACTATCTTTGTATATTTCTAAGACCTCGCCTTCGTGTCTCTTTATTTCAGCCTTGCAAAGTTCTATATCTAATTTATTATTTTTCTTGAAAAACATTTAATCCTAATTCCTCCATTTGTGATGAGTAAGGTTGTCCTGTAAATGGGTCTACTCTATTAGCTGGATTTTCTTTTGTAAAGGGTACATCGTCTTTACCTTCTACTAATCCGCCTGTTGCGTATCCTGCTTTAATATCTATTTTAACCTCTTTCTCTTTTGGTTTGTCTTCTAAAGGTTCTTCAGCTATTCTATTGTAAACATTAACAATTTCTCTAAAAGGTGTAGGTTTAACAGCTTGTATTAAAGCTCCTTCGTAATCACCTTCATCTAAATTTTTATAAATTTTAACTGGTGCTTTAAATAACGCATCTGCTTCAGACAATACAGGTGTTAAGTTTAAAACAGGACTTTGTTGAGAAGGACCTGCAAAAAACCTTGCAAACTTTTCAATTCTCCAATCTATAGTACCTGCTAAAGATGCTGCTTCTTGCCACCACTTAGGACCAAAATTATCAGGCTCATGTTCTTCATAATATTTTTGTGAAGGACTTGCCATAATTTGTAATTCTCTTACACCACCAAATATAGTTACAGCACCTAGCATTTTCATTGCTAATTTTACATCTCCATCTTCAACTCTATTTACTAAAGAATTTAATTGTGCTGATTTAAACTGTGACCAAGATAAAAACAATCCTAGAGAACGAACATAAGGATTTTGACTTTGTGAAAATAACATTCTATTACCTGCTGTAGGTACACCAACATCTCTATCTTTAATTTTATTACCAGCTTTCAGTAAAATTCCTAAAGCAGTTTCATCTTCAAAAGCTTTTTCAATTGATGTAAAGTTGTTTAAAACTTTAAGCTCATCTCTATCTAAACCCATTTGTTTTATTTTATTATTAACTGTAGGACTTATTTTTTTTATATTAGCATATTTTTTAGCCATATCAAAAGCATCTATAACTCCTGTATTAAATGCAAATCTAGCACCTTTATCAGTTAATGGAGCCATTCCATTATATTTAAAGAAAAATCTTGTGGCTTCGCCTAAATCAGACTGAAGTTTATTTAAAGGATTTACTGCTGCAGAGTATAGAGCTTCTACATCTTTTTCTAAAGTTGTACTTTTTCCTCTTGCAATGCCTAATTGATAGGCATAGTTAGTATCTTTTTTTAATCCTGCTAACATAGCTTTAGAAGCTGCACCTAAACTACTGTTTTGAAAAGGCTGTATAAAATCACCGAGCTGTGCTATAGCAGCTCTAGGTAACATAGTTGTATTACTTAAAAATGTAAGTAACGCCATTCCTGTTTTATGAGCATCATGTAATCCTTTAGTAATACCATAAGTTTTAAAATAAGCATTAGTTGAATTAACTAATAAATCTCTTTTATCAATATACTGTTGTTCAGAAATTTCACCTTTTCTTAATTTATTTTTTAGTCCTTGTTTTAAAGTAGTCAACATTTCTCCACGTTGACCAAACTTACGTGCAAACTCAATTCCTCTAGTTCCGTTTTGAACCCAAGTATTTAAAACAGTATGTATATTATCTTCTAAATAAGGCTCTAATTTTTTAACAGCTTCAAGCTTTTTAAAATATCTTTTCTTTTCAAAGTTTTTAAGAAAAGGAATACCTGTAAATTTTTCATCATCTCCAAATATATTTTTAGCACCACGACCAGTCATGTTATCAAAAATATCTTTAACTCTTTCGTTAAGTATTCTGTTATATTCTTGAGTACCTTTTTTACTTTTAATTTTAGATAGTGCTGCTGCACTTTCTTCTTTAACTGCTTCTTTTATAGCTTTTTTAAATCCTGTTGGGTCAGTAATAATTTTTTGATTATAAAATTGAGGTAGTCCATAATTTGAAATATTGCCAAAATTTACTCCGGCACTTCTAGAATAGTCTTGCCCAAATTCTTTTTTAAACACATCTACGTTTTTAAGTAAAGTTCTAACATTTGTAATTTCATCAGAATTTAAAGTAAACTGTTTTATAATATTTTCTTCTGTATCTAATTCTCTTATAATTCTAAAGGCTGCTCTTTGTTCATGTAAAGAAGTATTACCTATTATTTCTCCTACACGTTTATAAAAGTATCCAGCCATTGAATCTGAAGCTTGTTCAGCTCCTATAATATTTTTTTGTTTTCCATCTTGTACATGGAACATCATACGTGCTAAAGTTTCATTTTCTCCACCATGAGCTATGTTTCTAGTTGTTAATCCTCCAGCAGTACTTGTCTTTAAAAAATTATGAAGAGTAATCATTTGAGCATTTTTAAGATAAGCTGTACCACTTTCTTTCATAGCTTCAGTTATGTATGGATTTTTTTGTATAGCTCTTTGTGCTGCACCTAAACCTGCTCCAGCTAACATGAATGAAATAGGTAATGTATCTTCATCCTCATCACCTATAAAAGTTCCAACAGCAAAACCAATACCGCTTCCTAGTAAAGGTCTTGTAAAGTTTTGTAAAACCCCCGTCATTAAATTTTCTGTTAATTCATAGTTTGGAGTCTTTGCAAGTCTTATTAATGTATCATCTAATAACTTAACTTGACCTTTAGAAACTTTCATTAATAGTTCAGGAAGTTGTTCGCTTTTAAAAAAATTAGCATCGTTAAACTTTTTCTTTAGTGCTGTATATTTTTGTGGAGATATTCCTGCAAATTTATAAACCTCACTTTTAGTTACAGGAAAAAGGTCTAATTTATTTTTAGAATTATATCCAGTTTCATCAAAAGATTTATTAACTAATTTTTCAGCTTGTCTAAAATTATAAATATCTTTGTTAGCTTTATCTAACATAGATTTTAGATGTACAGAACTTTCCATTTCTTTTATTAAAGCATTGTTTTGTGATGCAATTTTTAAAGTAACATCATCTAAATCTTCTGCTTCTTTTAAATTTAATTTAACAACAGCCTCATCTTTAGCAGAACTTTTAACTATAACATCTTCAACACTATCATCTACTTTGCCTAAATTAATATTTTTATCTTTAGGTCCATATAATTTATTATTTAATAGTGTTCCTGCAAATGAAGATGCTCCACCTAATCCTGCAGCAAACAGTACATTGTTAGGACTTACTTCTCCGTGAGTAGCATACTCATATAAAGCCATGTCTGCAGAAGCTATACCAGCTCCTATTGCAGAACTTCCTAACTTACCAACCTTGGCAATCTTAGCCCACGGTACAAAAAATGTTACTGGGTCTGCAAAAGCTACAACAGCTCTGCCACCCATTACCGCTAAATCATTTTCATACTGTCTAAAATCTGTACCATATTTTTCTTCAATCTGTTTAAATATTTTATCTGTTCTTTCTTTTTCTATAGCTTGAATATTTTCTTGAAAGCTATCGCTATTTCCTATACTTAAAACTCCTGCTTTAGCTAAGTTAAACAAATTACCTATTGTAGTTTTTTCTAACTTAACTCCTAGTTCAGTTAATTGTCCTGTAGTAGGTTTATCTTCTAAAGCAAATTCATCAACTTGACCTGATATAATTTTAGAAGCATATAAATTTAAATAATAATCGCTACCTTTTGATTCTATTGGTTCTGGTTTTGGTTCTGTAATTTGAACTGGGGATACAGCTTCTTCTATTTGTTTATCAGGATTGAAATCAACTTCATTATCGGGTATATCTTTATCATCAACTTCTAAAGGTTCTTGACTAACAACTATTTCTTCTTGCATAGCCTCTAGTCTTTCTTTTTCTTCTCTTTTTCTTTTTTCTTCTTCAGTTTCAACTTCAGGAGTAGCGAGTAAAGTAGAATACTTATTTATATATTGATTAAGAATATCTTCTGACATTGTAAATTATGCCCTTTTTAAAAATTCTAAAAATTCTCTTACTGCTTCAGGCTTATCTTCTTTTTTAATTTTATAAGCTTTAATACCTTTTGTTTCTTCTACCCAATCATTAAAAAGATTAGACCTAAAACCTACGACTGGTCTTTCTAAATATCTTTCAGCATTTTTTATAGTGTTTTTCTTAGTTGATTCTTTTAAAAATTTTCCAACTTTAAAAGATTCTTCACCCATTCTTTTTGCACCTTCATCCATTCTTCTATTCATTTCTTCAGCAGATAGTCTACCTGAAGGAGATAGTAATGAAGGAGTTTCTTCTAATGTAGTAACTTTTGTATTATTTACTTCTCCTCGTTGTTTCATATCCGTAACTTTAGTGGCATCTACCGGTCCTCTTTGTTTCATGTCTAAAACTTTGTCAAGTTCATTCTGTATTAATGTTCTATTGGCTACATCATCTTTATTAAATTTATTTAACATATTATCGTAATAATTTATAATATATTCAACAGATTCATTTATAAAATCTTTATCTTTTGATAACGCTTTAGCTAAAATAATAGCTCCTGTAGGTGTTAAATTTTCAAAATTAAGTTTTTTCCCTTCTTGTACTGGAGTGTTTACTAATTCATTAGCTTCTTCAGATAACTCATAAGAAGTATTTTCAGGTATTTTAGAAGGTCTTTCACTTGCAATATTTGCAAAGTCTTCTCCAGTTAATCTATTATATTGAAACTCTGCTTTAGTATCGTTACGAACAAACCTATCTACAGGATTTGCCGATAAAACTAATTTATTTCTATCTGCTATAGAATCTAAAGCTTCTTGTACAATTTCTATATCACTAGGCATTTCACCAAATCCTTCTATTCCTCCTGCATTAGCTTTGTAAATAGACTTTTTGATTGAGGCTACTCTATCCACATCTCTTTGGAATAACTGTCTCTGAGACATTGACTCGCCTTTGACAGCAATAGGATTTAAACTATCAGATAAAGTGTAATAGTTTACTTCAATTTTACTGTCCGGCTTGTCTATCAAATTAAACTCTGTAGTAATAGTAGCCATTTGATTTCTTTGGTCTTCAGTTAATTCTGCGTCTAAATATTTTGTTGTAAAACTTTCTATATCTTTATCAACTTTAAAAGTTGGTGCAGTTTTAAATCTAGATAATTGTTGTTCGTCCATAACTAATTCGTAACTAACACCTTTGTCTGCTTCTTTTAACTTAGTCATGTTATCTGTAGAAGTAGTTAAAAAGTTTACAAATCTTTGTTTTTCATCACTATCGATATTTCCAGCAACTTGAACTTTATTAATTTCTTTATCCATGTCAACTTGATATCTATCAAATCCTAAAGAAGCTGCTATTTTTCCACCAACAGTAGCGTTTCTATCAATAGCTTCTTTTGTTTCTCTCATAACTTTACCAACAGGTGCAAGATATCTAGTCCTATCTTCTTCAGTATCTTTATAAGTTTTAAACTGACTATAAGCATCAAGTTTTTTTTGATATGCCTCTAAATCGTCTTTAACTTGTGAATTAACAATAGTGTTAATTTCTTCAATAGTATTATTATTAGCTGATAATTTATATTTATCAATTAATTTTTTACGTTCTTGTGCAGTATAAGCATCTTTCCATTGTTCATGTGAAGAGTTTTGCTCATTCAGCATTCTATTATGTTCTGACCAAAAGTTAACTCCTTCTTTTAATCTTTCAGTTTCTGAATTTATAAGTGTAGTATATCCAGAATTTAATTCTTTCCACCTTTTATCTGCTCTACGTCTTAATACTTCATTACCTACTTTAACACCCAGCATTAAACCTGTAAAAATTTTAGCTTTTTTTTCTTGTTTTTTTCTTTTGCTTCTAGCTTGAGCCAGTAAAGATTCTCCTAATTGTTCTATTGCCATGTTATTCCTCTCTACCTAATATACTTTCTGGTTGATTTGTTTCTGGTTTTTCTAATAAACTTGGTTGTTCTGGGGGTGTAAATTCTTCTAATCTTTCTTCTATTTCTTTTGGAAATACTCCAGCTTTTGCTTTAGGAACTATTTTATCTTTTGCAATTTCAATAGCCTCTTGAATGCCTGATAGTTGTTCTTTTTCATCATCTGGCTCATCTTCTTCTCCTTCATATGTGACGTACTCTTGTATTCCTGATTTTTCTGCAAGTGCAATAATCATAAACATAGTAGGCTCAATAAGCAACATTAATAAATCAGGATTCCACATTCCTTTTTGAAAACCATCTGTAAGTAATACTTGTGCTATATCTCCTACAGGCATTCTATTTCTAACTAAATCCATAATAGAATAATAAGCCTCAGGCTCTGTGAGTTCTAAAAACAAGGCGTCTATTGCAGGTGATAGTTCTGTAAACTGTGGAGCTTGTTCCCATGCATAAGGAGTATCAGGACTATTAGTTAAAGATGAACCGGGAATAGGTCTACCATTATTAGCTAAAAACTCTAATCCATCTTGGTCAAAATCTTTAAATTGTTTTTCTTGCATCATTATTATTTTCCTGTTGTATTAGCAAATCCTTGAGATTTCCAATATTCAAAAGTATTTAATCCAAATGAGTTATCTGTCATAGTTTGTACAGTGTGTAAAGGATTAGCATAAATACCAGCTTGACTTCCTATTGCATCATTATATTGAGATAATTTTGAAAAGTCTACTTCGTTATATTTAGTATAGCCTGTAGCAGCACCTTCACTTAAAAAGTCTGCTACTTCAGGGCTGTAAGGAACTTCTGGTTCTGGAGCTATTGTACGTGCTATGCCTTCCCTAACTCCTCCTAATACACTAGTTACAGTTCCGCCTATGAGGTCTTTAGGAGCTTCTAATATAGCTTCCTTACCTTTATCTACTACTTGACCTAATAAAGTTTTATCAGCAACTTTTTCTGTAACTTTTTCTGTTACTCCTGCTGCTTTATCTTTAAAGAACTGACCCATGTCTTTAGTTTCAACAGGAGACATTTCTAATTTAACATCTGGAGCATTTTTAATTAGGTCTGAAGCATCTGCATTAATACCAAATAATTCTTTAGCTTTAGTTTCCATAGTATTTAAACCGTTACTCATAGCTTCAGTAATACTAGAAAAAGCACCTTGAACT